TAATCAACCTCGGTACGGTCAAGAATGTTCGTCACGCGAGTGCCAGACAATTCCTCACTGACATTGTAAGTATCTAACTGCGTTTGTGCCAAACGGTAGAAATCGTCAGCGCATATGACTGTCACGCTGTCTAAATCGCCCAGAACAAAGTTGTAGTCGTACCCGGTGACAATGCCTGTGAACAGATACGTGCCATCACGCGATAGTCGGACCTTGCGAAGTGGCGCCAGTCCTGGCTCGTTGTTGTCCGGGTCGTAATATGGGCTGTTCACGTCATACGGCCCCAGGATGCCTGTTTCGTCAAGCATGTTGAATGACATGGTGCCTGCACCGAATTGGTAGTCGGTGCGTTGCCGGCCGCGCCTGTATCGAATGTCGGTAACGAATGGTGTTATGTCAGCGAACTGCGTAGTGCCATCAAGCACATATGTGGTGTTGTCCAATACGCCTTTGATCGAATCGTCAAGCCTGAATGCGTTGACGAGATACCCAGTATCAAGTTCGAGCAGGTAGTCGCCGGATTGAACTACGGATGTGGCCATTAGGCGATTTCCAGTTGCAGTGGGCCGCTGCGCCTGTTGTACTCGACCAGGGCATCCACGATGGTGTCACCCAAATCGGCTGGTGCTGTCACAGTGTTCACGGTGACGCTGATTACGTCGCCGCCACCTGTCAAACCATCCAACACTGCCTCGGTACCCAGCACTGCACCCAGGCCGCCACCACCGCCACCCATAATTGTGACCAGATCGCCGCCGCCACCGATGCCACCGCCACCGCCACCAATCGCTCCACCACCACCACCGCCACCACCGCCACCAATCGGCACGATAGGCACCACAGGCAACGTGCCAGGGGTTTCAGGCCGCAAGAACTTACGCTCAAGCAAATCAGGGCCACTGTCAGGGCTTGGCAGACGTGGCGCAATCGTGCCAGGTGTCGTACTTGGCACATTGAACTTTGGCACCAGGCTGTCAAGGCTTGGCAGTTTGATATCACCGATATTGAATATCTTGCCAATCAGGGCTACGACTGCGTACAGCGGCCCCAGCACTTGAGTGAGTACAGCGCCCCACCGGGCGAAACTGTTACTGACTGCCTGGGTCTTGGATTCGAGGTAGACCAGCCCGGCCGCAAATGCTGCCGTTGCCACGATTGCTGCACCAATCGGGTTGGCTGCGACTGCCGCGTTGAATGCCCATTGTGCAGCCCTGACTGCGATCAGGCTGGCTGTGTACACCTTCATTGCCAGGTTGATTGCCAGCACTGCGGCCGACACGGCCGCGATCGTTGCACCCAGGGCAACCAGCACACTGGTGTTGTTCTGTACGAATTGTGCAGCCTTGTCCAATACTGGTAGCAGACGCTCGACCACCGGGATGAGCGCCATGCCGATGTTTTCTTTGGTGTTGTCAACAGCGATAGCCACGCGACGCATCTGGCCTTCATACGAATTGGCTGATGCCGATGCGGCACCACCGAACGTGTCAGACAACTGGCCGAGAATCTTGTTGAAGTCTTTGGCTTTGACCGCGTTTTCATCCAGGGGAATGCCAAGACGTTGCAGAGCTGTGACTTGACCATTGGCGGCCTTTGACAGTGCGATGCTGACGCTTTCCAGATCGCTACCTGTAGCGGCACTGATATCGAGCGCCACTGCCAGCAGGTTCTGGGCTTCCTCAACATCCCCGGTAGCGCGTACCAGGTTGCCCAGGGCTGGGCGCAGCTGCTCGTCAGATACGGCTGCAGCGCGCTCTGTGGCGGCAATGAACTGCTCATTAGCGGCAATCTGCTCATCGGTCGCATTGGTGGTGTTGATGAGTGCTTGCGCGAGCAGTTCCTGGGCTTTCAAGTCCTCCATTGCGGCTTTGGTTGCCAGCGTGGCTGCAGCACCTAATCCAGCCAGTGCTGCGGCTGCAGGTACAGCAGCCTTCTGCAAAGCGAACTTGGCTTTAGCGCCAGCGCCTTCAAGTTGCTTGAACTCAGCAACGGCTTTCTTGATGCCCTTGCCATCAAACTCGGAGACAATAGGAATGCTTACAGCCATGTCACACTCTTATGTCGCGGTTTGTCTGTTCCATCACATCATTTATGATACGACGCACCGCCGCTTCGACTCTGTCGCGTTCTTTCTCATAACTTGGCCACATCAAACGTGATGGTTTGCCGAACTTGGCTGTGAGCGCTGCAGCCATCCGCTTGCCTTGTTGAGTTCGCGGATCACCACGCCCGGCAGTGTCAAACAGTCGAGCGCCAGGGCCCTTCCAAATAATTCTGAATACTGCAAGGTTGCTGGTGTATGGCCCTGATCGCCCAGTGCGGCTGCGTGGCCGCTTGCCTGACACATTTGCCACTACGGCTTTCTTGTCATAGTTCCAGGGCAAGATTGCATTAGCACCTGATCGATTGCGTTGCTCTGCCAACACTGCAGCGAACGCATCGCGTCTTGCCAATGCCGCGCTGGCGCTGCGGCCTCTGGCTGGATTCCATGCTCGTTGAAATCCTGACAGTGGTGCATTAGTCGGAAAATTGGATTGGATTTCTTTGATTACCGGGTCAACAACTTCCTTGAATCGTTTGGTGATATCTCGACGCGCTTTCTTGTCAAGATTGTTCAAGTCGCGCAACGCCTCTTTTAGGCCGACTACTTCAATGTTGGTGCTAACGGCCACGTTTATTCGCTTTCTTTGCTAGAAGTAACACGGTAGCCAAATCCTCGTAATCGAATCTGATATCCGGTGGCCACCAGCCTGTAGCCAACAGCAATTCTGCTAACTGCCTGCGGAGGCTGCCGCTTCCGTAGGGTTTGTCGATTGTTCCTCGATCACATCCAAATCGGTGACGCACTCAAGCCAAGTGTCATAGTCGCGATTCTCTTTGGCCATCGCAACGAGCCGATGCCAAGCCATGAATGCCAGGTCATCGATGCCGATGCCGTTCATCATGTCGCGAACGGTTTTCTTTTTCTTGCGTTCCCAATGCGCGGTATCCGCAAGCGTTGTCACCACTGTTTCTTCAACCACCGCACCAGCCGGAGTACGGTACGCCACTTTTATGTTGAACTTCATGCGGTCACATCTTCGACCAGAGTTCCGCCTGTAATCGTGATTTCAATTTCGGACAGTTCGCCCAGCGTGGCATTGACTACATCAAGCGATTCGAGATAGCCGCCAGTGATCTGAAACTCCGGGTTCGTCGCGCTGATAGCTGCGCTGGTCGGCTTGACTGCGACGTACACATTGGTGCCTACCAGGGCCGTGAGATCGACATACGAGCCGGGCGTGGCGCTGTATTCCATGAGCAGCGTGGCTGTGACGGTCACGTTGGTCAAGCCGCCTACGTACTGGCGGCCAGTGACACCGAAACTGGTGGCATCGAGCGCTTCACGCGACTTGGTGATGACCACTGCCTTGCACTGGTCTGACAGGTCTTTGATGCCAGCAAGGTTCGGGCCGATGCCGAACGTGGGGGAGGCGAGGTAGGTGACTGCAGTTGCCATGTAGCGAAACTCCTTTTGATGGAGGCTCGCTGCAAGCCTGTTGGCAGTCTAGTAGCCCTATGGCACTACTTTGGTGTTGATTGTCAGTTCATACGCGGCATAGTCAAGGCCGCCGTAACTGATCGTGGTTGGCCGGGCCGTGAGCAGCCCAATCTTTGCAGCTCTAATCAGGTCAGCCAAATCAAGCAGCGTGTCCATCGTTCGTTTGTCGCCAGCGCCCTGGGCGATCAGCACCACGCGGTATTCCATTTCGGCTTCCACGTTTGTGTGCATCACAATGCTGGGTGCCTCGACCAGCGCGCATGGTGGGTTCAATGTGCGTGGGTCATCGAATACGCGCAGCCCGGTAATCGTCTGCAGCTTGGTGACCAGCAGGCCGTAGCCCTCAGCGAACATGCCAGGCATCAGGCCACCTGCGGTTTATTGACACCCAACAGGCGCATGATCTGACCAAAGTTGCCTGCCACTGGACCACCAGTCGCGAGTGGGTCAAACGATGCCAGAGCTTCGACGCTGCCTTTTTCGCGGTACAGGATGGCCGCGTATTGCACGGTGCCTAGTTTGACATCAAGGCCGGGCACTGTGCTGGGGCTATCGAAATAGCCGGATTCTTGCCTGCGACGATATGCAAATGCGTTGGCTGCACCTACAGCCATCGTGGCAATGTCTAGGTCGGCGCTGGGTGTGGTGAATGTGTAGCCGAGGTAATCCTCAAGATCGCCCAGGGCAATCCACGTGCAGGTAATTGAATAGGTGGCGTTGCCTGCGGTAACAGCCTGACGCTCTACATCGGCAGTGTTGAGCGCGAACAACACCTGGTTGGTGATGATGCGCGCGAAGTCGTATTGATAATCGCCTTCATCACTGACACCAATTAGGTAGTACTCTGGCAGGGCCAAAATCTTGTGGGTGCCGTTGAATGGCGCGCCCATGTTGCTGAGCGTGACGCTCTGGCCTACCTCGAAGTTGATGGGTTCGAGTATCTGAACTACGGCCACGCCTTCGATTACCTGTTTATGGGTAACCGTCAGCGTGGCCATAGTTAGTCGCCTGGAGGATGCGAACTAGATCAGACGGCTTTGCGGAACTT